AAAAAGTCAAAATTGCCTCGAAGTACAAGCTATCTGATGATGCACTCGAATTCCTAGACGGAGACAGCGTTGAGGCTCTAGAAGCGAAAGCAGAAAAACTTTTGAAGCTAGCACCTGGAGGCAAGGTCGTCGTTAAGAAAACCGGTAAGCCTGCTGAAGGCGAAGCCGATGGGAATAAGACCATCGCTCGTAACCTATTTGGTCGCAATCAAGCTGACGCTTAATTCAACCTAATATTTACAAAGGAATTTAAAGCTATGGGTAATCCGCTTTACACAGACGCACTCGACTTAGCCGCACATCAGGGCGAGTCTTGGAGCAAAAACATCCGAGGTGGCGTCCTCTCTAAACTAGCCGCTCAAGATCCAACTATCAAAGTTGGCTCGACTGATCACTTTACATTCACAGGTACGCCAAAAGCGGAACTGGTTGGTGAAGGTGCTGATAAGTCCAGCAATGATGGTACGCCTACTAAGGCAACTACCAAGACTTACACGGTACAGTTAACTTACCGTTTCAGTAACCAGCTTCTATGGGAAGATGAAGACTACCAGACCGGCATCGTCGATAAATTGGTAGCAAACATCGCAGTAGGCTTGAGCCGAGCGCTCGACCTTATCGCGATTCATGGCATCAACCCTAAAACTGGTACAGTATCCGGAAGCGTAAGCCAATACTTCACGAAGCCTGCAAACGGCGTCGGTCGTGTTGTTGCAACTGCTGATCCAAACGCAGACATCGAAGCGCAAGCTGAAGATCTGCAAAACGCTGGTCACATTGCAACCGGTATCGCCTTTGACCCTGTGTTCGCTGGTAAATTAGCTCGCACCCGCGATCTAAACGGCAACAAGCTCTATCCTGAGCTGGGTCTTGGATTCAACGTTGAGAACTTCCAGGGACTGCCTGCCGCTGCTAGCGACACAGTATCTGGTCGCCAGGAACTCGGTGCGGTTGCCGCTCGTGTTCAGTCGCTCATGGGTGACTTTAACGCCTTCCAGTGGGGTGTTGCCCGCAACGTGCCTCTAGAAGCCATCGAGTATGGTGACCCAGATGGCGCAGGCGACCTTAAGCGTACGAACGAGATCGCGATTCGTGCGGAAGCCGTCATCGGCTTTGTCATCTTCGACGAGACTGCTTTCAGCCTCATCGAAACCGCAGTTGCTAGCTAATCTCGGCTACTAACTCAAGAGCGCTCCACTCCGGTGGGGCGTTTTTGATTGTTGTGATAAAATAAACGTATGATAAAAGCTCAAATATACCTGTACAATAATCGCTTCACTGGGGAGGTCTTACCGCTTACAAAACAACAGGGTAAAAAGCTCTCCGAGGATTGGTCGCGCATAAAGCCAGTCATAAACGAAAAAGGACAGCGTGTACTCCGCATGAAAATGCAGGGCGCGACGATCGATATACTCGAAACGGAGGTGGCTAATGTCGTCCCTGGATCAAAGTAAATATATTGCCGACCTGGTGGTGATCAAAACAAAAGAATTCAAAGAGGTGAAGGAGTTGCTATTGGCGAATGAAATCATTACCGCCGACGCCGAGATAGTCAAAACCGCTCAAAGCATCGACGAGATTACCCACGCATTGACAGACCAGCAGGCTTCTAAGTTCATAGACGTATTAGTTGCCACAAAAGAGCCGGTGCGCGGTCGTGTGTACTCTAAAAAGCGCGTAGAGCAGGCGTCCGGCTTGGTAGATGATATTAAAAGCACTATTGCAGGGTGGACGTTCTAATGGATTACTCACAATTTAATGATACGATCCAAAAAAAGGTCATGGCGGCACTCGCCATTATTAACAACCCCGAAGTAGCGCCGGACGTGCGCCAGCTCAACCAGGAGATACTATTCCGGGAAGTCGGCGCGGCGGTATACGCCAAAGTCTACAATATGAATGCCTTTGATTATGAAATCGAGCATACAACCGGTCCGGGCATTGACGACCGGCACTTCGGATTGGCAAAGGTTGCCAGCGCCAGCGTGTCTGCAGGAGCGCTCGGGCTTGGTCTGCTGGTCCGGAATTACCTGGATACTATGGCGAGCAACGCGCAGCGGGACGCTACTCGTAATGCATCGCAGTCCGGTAAACGTGTCCGCATAATTCGCAAGGTAGTCAGCGAGTCTTGCGAATGGTGCGATGGACTAGAGAAAACATACGACGGCAGGTTTGAAGATGTTCCGGCTGATATATGGCTTCGACATCGTGGTTGCGACTGCTCAATTGTTACTGAGGGCTATAAGACTAGAAACGGTTTGCTGGATAACTACGTCAAAGACAAAGACGGCAATCGAATATAAAGGTATATGCACCCAACTTTTGAGGTAAAAGCCTATGTCTCAAAATATCGTTGAGCTAAAATTCGCAGGAAATATACCCGCAAAGAAAAACTCGCGCATAAATCGTGGGGACGGCATGAGCTTTCCAAGCCGGGACTTTGAAAAATGGCAAACCACTGCTATGCAAAACGTCCGCCTGCAAACAAAGGTTGAGTTCGTCGACCCGGTATCGATGGAAGTTATTATTTACTTTGGCAGCGACACCCGCGCCGATCTCGACAACCGGCTGACCAGCATACTCGATATGCTCGTGAAGTGCCACGTACTGCCGGACGACAAATGGCAGAACGTCCCAGCGATCGCACTGCAGGCTGAATATCGCAAAAACCGCCCGGGCGCGTTCGTGCGAATGACCGAGTTGCCCGCTGATTACCTCGGTCCAGAACTGGCGGCGACACGCGCCAAGCGAAAGCCCCGGAAACACTAGCGCTATTCGTATGTTACAATTACAATATCTGGTATAATATAAACCAATAACAACTACGCTTACGGAGCGGCAAACCCGGCTTAAAAAGGACAGCAATGCAACCACAGCCGGTAATCGATCCACGAGAACATGAAGCACAAGCAATAGCAGTTCAATTATTGCGACAGCTTAACGTATACGAACCGCAGGTTGCTAATAAGTATGCCTACTATGAAGCCGACCACGACACCCGCGACTTTGGTATCTCTACCCCTCGCAAAATGCTCCACCACCGCCCGGGTATTGGCTGGGCAAGTCGCGCGGTCAACTCTCTTTCAGACCGCGTAAACTTCGACGGTTTCGCTCGCGATTCATTCGGAGTGAATAACTATTTTGCTCAAATCAATGCGACCAGCGTTGTCAGCCAGGGCAAGCACGACAGCGCAATCGGCGGCTGTGCCTTTGTTGCCGTCGTTGACAACTCCGAGGACGACCCAGCGCACCCTAAAATCCTCATGCCATTTACTGCAGAGGAAGCCACCGGCGAAATCAACCAGACGACCGGCTTGCTGAACGTTGGTCTAGCCGTTACTCGATGGGCAAAGCCACAGCCAAGCATTACACAGCCCTCACGCCGCGTACGCTTCGCTCCTGCAGACTTCATTGTATTTACCCGGGACTTTACCGCTATATTTGAAAACCGAGCGCTATCATTCATCGTCGACAACCCAACCGGTCGCTGTTTGCTATTGCCTATGACACACCGCGCCAGCGCCCGCCAGCCACTTGGTAAATCACGCCTTACAAAGACCGCCCGCCGGATCATCCAGGAAGTGGGACGCCAAAAACGTCGCGAGGAAATTGCCGAGGAATTCTACTCATTGCCACAGCGCTACATTACCGGTCTAGCCGAGGGTGCTAAAAAAGACCCTAAGCTCGACAGTTCAATCGGTATCGTATGGGCAATCCCTAAAGACGAGGACGGCAACGCGCCGACCGTCGGGCAGCTACAGCAAATGTCAATCGACGGCTTCATTGGCGCTAAAAAGGACAAGGCTCGCGACTTCTGTGCAGAAACAGCCCTCACATTACGCAACCTCGGCTATGAAACCGGCAACCCAACCAGCGCCGAGAGCCTATCGGCTATGTCCGACGACTTGCTCCTCGAGGCTACAAACTGGCAGGACGAGCTTGGTAATCAAATCAAGAATATCGCTATTACGCTGCGCATGAGTATCGACGGTGTTGCCGACGTGCCGGATGCCATGAACGAGCTATTGCCAGCCTGGAAGCCTATCTTCCAGCTCGACGTGGGCGCTACAGGCGACGCTATCGGCAAAATACAGACCGCAATGCCTGAGTTTATTGGTACTGTCGCGAGCTATCGTATGCTCGGCGTTAGTATTCGCGAAGCTGAAGAGCTCGTCGAGAAGCGCAAGGCACTCGCCGGTGGTCAATTTATGAATAACGGAGGTGTATCGTAATGGCTGCTGGCGTAACCGTACCAGTAACATCACCCAACGCTTATGCGAACGAGGTAGATCTAACGAACTTCTGGAAAGCTCCGGACGATGCAAACCGAGCAAATTATTTACTCAAGCTCGCCAGCAACCGGCTGCGCCTCATTGGTGAGGACGTCGGTATCGATGTCGACGCCAAAGCGAACGCTAGCGCCGCTTACTTCGATACTTTGCAGTGGGTAGTCATGGAGTCCGTTAAACGTGCGCTGCAGGCGCCTCTCGACGGTCAGCCAGCCGAAAGCTTCCAGCAAACGGCTGGTCCGTATAGCGAAAATATCAAATATACCAATCCAACTGGCGACCTATGGTTCAAGAAGTCGGAGCTTTCAGCTATTGGCTTAAACGGTAACCCACAGCTCTACAGTATTAGTACGTCGCGCACAGATATATACGGATCGTAATTATGGACTTCGGACAGCTATTATCCGCGTATGGTCTACCCGGCATAATCATTTTTGCTATGGGTGCTGTAATTATTGCGCTAGTCCGGCACATCGTAAAATTGTACGATCGCCTCTTTGAAGTTCAGGAAGCCCGCCGACTTGAGGGCAATGAAGTGGCAAAAGAGTTAAATACTACACTGCAAACTTTCTCAGAAAGTACTAAAATGTTGATTGATAAGATTAAGATAGTGCGAGGAGAAAAGTAATGCGTCTCATATTCTGGAAACGCGACGGGGTATCCACTAAAGAGAAGCTGAATGCTGCGGAGAAAACAGCTGCTACAACTCATAAAAAAAATATCCAAAAAATAGTGAATAGCCGCAAAGATGCTGGTAAAGTAATGAAGGAACTGAAACGCAATAATATAACCCTCGAATTAGCAAAGGCAATCGGACACTAAAATGGACGCACAAACACTCGCAATACTACTCTTATGTCTACGCATCCTGGCAGTCTTTCTGCTCGGCGCTACTATTGTGAAGCAGGTCAAGCAACTTACAACGACCGCCACAGACTATCCAGGCGTGCGTATCGCGGTGTTTATAGCTACGATTATACTATTTATCGGTCAGTTTATTCCGCTCCTCCTGGACGCTGCTGTGGCGTTTGGCTCATTCTATGAGGGTCGCAATCAGACGCCGGAACTGTTGCCGGTTGGCTACTCCCTAAACAACGCACTCAAGGACTTAGTCATAGGCATACTCCTGGCGGTTCAACATTATCGCCCGCGCGGTAAATGATTATGTTACAATAAAGTCAAGCAGAGCATTCCTAGCGAATAGTTGTGCCGACAATCTCAGAGGACTAAAACCATGAATGACTCCAGCAAAGTTTCGTTTGGTAAGCCAAAAGCCACCGGTGCGCTATTCGTAGCACCT